TTCAGAGTCAGGGTTTGCGCGGGTTCATGCGCTAATTGATCCGGTGTAGCGTCAAATACGCGGCCTGCCAAGACGCGAGATTCTGCCTCTTGCAGCGCGGCGACAATACTAATCTGGGATTTGATATCCACTTGGACTTGCTGCTTGGCGACCCATCCGTGAAGATGCTGCAGCAGGGCGAGGGCTGCCTTGCTATCTCCCTCAAGCGCGGCAGAGCGCAATTGAGTCGCCGCCTCAACCTCAGAGTCCGCACGGCCCTTCCCCTCGGCTATCGCAGCCGCGTTATCTAACTGGCAGAGTCTACGGTACTCAACGGGCAGTAACCCTGCCGCAAAGGCCAAGGCGTCACCCTTTAGCCCGAGTTTGGCGGCATCGTAAATCTTTTGCAGAACCTCAGGCGATGCCTTCAGTTCACGAGGCGCAAAAGGAATGGACTTAAAGGATTCTGTTACGAGGTTCATATCGAAACTCAGCACCCTTACAACCGGGGGCGGTAGACATCCAGCCGTGGTGGGTGGCATGGGCACACCAGACCTTCTCAGCAACCCTAGTCACCTCAGCAGCCCAGAAGCAAGATCGGCATACCAGAGACTTGGCAGCAAACTCTGCCCACTCCAACTCCGACATACGTATCGACATAAGCGGACTGTAACAGAAGGTTTGGCAAGGAAGGAAGAGCAAGAGCAAATTGGGCTACGCCCAACCAGTCTGCTCTGGCGAGCAGCAACGTGCAGGGTGATCCTGCCGGGAGGCCGCGATCTCCAACAACCGTGGAGCCTGTGTGCCGAGGCGGAAGCGTCTAGGGATACGTTTAGTGCCTTAGATGGTGCATCCCTTGCGGGCTGCTTCAGTTACCTCTCGGTCGCTACCAGCGCATCTGGTCAGACGTTGCAACAAGAAGTTTAGCGGAGTTTAAAAAAAATAAAAAAGTTTTTGTGAGGGCATCGTAATCGTGACCGGTCAACGCCTGGCCCCACCCCCCCTGTTGTTTTTCCACAACGGATGGTTGCATGTCTACCACAACCCTAGACGCGAATGGTTATCGTTATGCGTAAGCGAATCATTTACATTCACTCGATGTTGCGTAGATGCAACACGTTGCGTTTGTGCAACATGGCCATGACCTGTTGCGTTTGTGCAACACCTGGACGTTTGTTGCTGGATCGCAACAAGTGGTGAGGGTGCAACAGAGGGTAAGCCTGTCAGTAATGTTAGTACGTAGTCATTTTTCTAAACATAGTTTTTCTACATCATTTCTTTTCCGATTTTGTTGATTGACTCTTTACTACTTACTAACACTATCGATTCACCCTTGTTTTTCAGTAGTTTGCGTTGCAGCAACTTTTCGCCTTTTTGCTACAGACATTCCTACTGACAGTCTTAAAAATGCATAGCGTTGGAGGCTACTATCTATCGTCAAATAATCCTTTACATGATTGGAGCACTAGTCTATAAAGGAATCGTTGACACATAACTACCAGGTAACACGGAGCAAACAACCATGATTCGCAACGACCTTAAATCTAGCGCAGAAGAGTTAGCCCTCGACTTGCTGCGTCCTGGCTCAATTGACTCGTTTAGCGGGTTAGTCCGACGAGTTAACAAGTACCGCGAGAAGGCTCAACTCGAGTTGTCCGCCTCTGACTTTGCTATTTGGAACCATTGGTTCTCGCTGACTTTGAGCAACGGTCACGCCTCATCTGACGTGGAGGCTGCGTAATGGCTCACCAAGATTGGATGCTGTCGGAGATAGCCCCCGAGGTTGTGCGGATGCTTAAGGCGGGTAACGGCCTCAACCTGTCCGAAGAGTCACGCATAGACATAGCCATTGGCCTCGCCTTTGAGAAGGCTATGAGCCGCTTACCAATGGACGACGCTTCCGACCTTTACTGCGATCTTGATGAAAACTATAACCTTTACGTTGCCGCTATTCAGGAGATGTCTAAATGAGAACTTGGAGCGTTTACTTCCGAGGAACATCTAACCTCGCCGTGTCGCGCGTCTACGCCGCCTCCGCTCGGTCAGCCACTTCGCTTGCTTCGATGATGATTGGCACGCCAGTGGCTTACTTGGTCGCCAAGCACGCAGAGCCTTGGGAAAAGGCTGAACTTAAAAACCTCGGACAGGCTTTCGCCTCAATCATTCACAAGGTGCAATCATGACTCGCTTTCTTAACTCGTTAGTGCTTGTAGGCTTCAGCGTCGCTCTAGCCTCTATCGTTCTAGACGACTTCCGGCTCGGTGCATTTAGCATCTGCGTCGCAGGTCTCGCCGCCCTTATCGACTATTGCCGCAACTAACTCGGAGAACCTAGCGATGAAGCCTTACGCACAATACAAGCCCGACGGCAAACTATGGTCAGCCGGTCGCACCATCTATGGCCTCTGCGCTGCCTATAACCACGCCACAAGCCCGTCTCGCCTAATGACGCAGGAAGAGCACCAACGCTCTAACGTCTACGCCCGTGCAATCCGTAACCGTATCCGACGCTTGGGTTATCAGTACGGAAAGCATTATTCCGAAAGGTCTAATGGTGCGTTGCACCCATATCCGCACTTTGTGAAGTCTGCCAATCCCTAGAGAGGTCGAAACGCCGTGAGGCGTCTAGCAGTCATGCTGCTACTGATGAGACCAACAAACTAGGAGATATGCACATGGGTTACACAATCAACGACACCGAGTCCCGTTATAACGGATGGACTAACTACGCCACTTGGCGCGTCAATCTGGAGATGTTTGACGGCATTGACGTGCGCGAGACGTTCAGCATTGATGCCGACGACGACGCATCCGAACTCGCCAATGCTTTAGAGCAATACGCCGACGAACTGTTGACGATGAACGGTAACGAAGGGTTGGCGTTGGACTATGCCCGCGCCTTTATGGCCGACGTTAATTGGTACGAGATAGCCGAGCATATGATTGACGCCATTCAGCCGGAGGCCGCATGAGAACCTTCGACGTGGTGCTATTCGCATCCATCCAAGAGATTGTGAGCGTAGAAGCCAGAGACGAGGACGACGCCGCCGAGATCGCCTTGCAGATTGTGAAGGCGGGCTATACCCCTCACGCGCAAGTCGATTGGGATGTCGAGGAAGTCAACATAGGAGACCCGCTAGATGTCGCAGACTGATCAGATACGCGCCGCCCTAATTCTAGGGCGGTCACTTACCCCGCTAGACGCGCTCCAGGATTACGGCTGTTTCCGCCTTGCCGCTCGGATTGCCGAGTTAAGGCGCGAAGGTATGGACATCGAGTGCGCGACCGAAACTAAAAACGGCAAACGATATGCCCGTTATTTCCTACGGAGGCCGTATGCGGCTGCATAAACTCTGGCAGTTGGGCTACTGGTTCGCCCGTGGTGGTGACTGGCGGCACGTTCCGCCCCCTAATTGGCGATCCTCACGCGCACAGCACCCGCTCTCTAACTACTGGTGAACCTATGGAAAAGCCACACTTCCCAACCCTACAAGAACTAGAGGCCATGTTTGCCGAAGACGATACACCCCTCACCTACCGCGCACCCCCTGACCCTGCGCGGCTCCAAACGGCTGTACGGGCGTTTATCAGCGCGTGGGACGATGACCTAACCGTGCGGGAGTTGTCCCCGTTCGTCGAGGAAGTGCGTCGAGCGTTGGAAGGTAGGCCATGACGGAGTTCCACGAGCGTTGGGGCTTGCGTCCCACCTATCCACGGCTGACCCGTTGCACCCGCCGCTATTGGATAACGTATCTGTCGCGGTGCATCGACACGGCGAGGGCTAACTTATGGCGGGATTCCTAATCGCCGTCGCTCTGACGGTGCTTGCGTCCGTACTATTTGACGATTAAACGAGGGGGCTACGCGCCCCCTCTCTTATTTCACCACCTGCAAGTCTGGTTTGCCCTCGGCAATCGCTCGGATTTCCGACTTGGTGCGGTTCGCTAACTCTGGGGCAATCCAGAGATGTTTGGGCGTCTGATGCTCGCGGCTCATCACTCGGCCAACGTCCTTCCATCCGCTCTCTCGCAGGGCTACGAATAACGCCTCTCTGGAGGGTTTATGGCCGTCTGTCGAGGCGGCCAGTTCAGCGAGTACCGCATACCAGGGCGAACCCACAACGCCTTTCGAGAATGGCCCACGGCGTTGCCGCACCATTTCCGCGATGAACGCCTCGCCGCCTGACATGCCAAGGTCAACCATCGCCAACTTCGCATCGGTAATGGGCGGCACGGCTCCAGGATTGAACGCGCTAACGTCCCTCGCGTCGAGGTACGCCGCCACAGCCTCAAAGCCACCGCCGTGATACCACTCCCACAGCCTCGCAGCCTCGTTATCCGGTAGGCGAGGGGCTTGCGACCAAATGACGAACCACCTCCGGTCATCAGCGGGTATCGTGATCGGCGCACGCTCGTTGCTGAACGCTAAAACGAGAATTCTATTAATGACGTAATACGGGTGCTGCTGCTTCTTGTTAACCATCAGCAATTCAGGCGGCGCAGCGATTACGGGTTTCAGGTTATTTTCCATCGCCCTGCGGTCATCGCCCTTGCGGTATCGAATCTCGTTTAGCACGATGACTTCAGACTCGTAAGTATAGCCCCACGACCCTGCGACCTCTTCAGCCCTCGCCACGGCTATGTTTCGCAACGCATCACCGCCGATAGACCATAGGAAAGGAGCCCAGAGCGTGTCCTTGCCCGATCCAGGTGCGCCCGTATGCAGCACGGCATGGTTTATCTTCCGGTTCGGGTGCTGCCGCTTATAGGCCATCACGTTCAGAACGTGTTCGCGCTCAAAGTCTGTCGGAATCATCCGCTGCAAGTGATGGAGCCACGACGACACATCGCCGCTTACGCCCACTGGCCGTGCGCTCTTCCACTTGTTCACATGGGCGACACCCGAGCGTTTCAGTAACTCGGTTTCACCAGGCGCGTAGGTCAGCGCACTGGCAACATAACTGCCCATCGCCGCACGGTTCTCATCGAAGAACGTCGCCGCTTCAATACGTCGAGACTTGTTGTGTACGGAATAGCATGGCGTACCCCGAAACAGGGCGTTAAACGTCTGCCGTGAATAGTCTTGATGCGTCTTTACATCGAAAAACAGGTCGCCCTCGGCAACATAGACAAAACGCTTGAACCAGTCAGCCGGTGCTAACTGCGATACATCATGCTCCGCGAGAGTCTGGTATTCATCCATTGCATTACCCCACTGTTCTGCTATTCTCACGGAGCATTGCGATTTTCTCCGTGTAATTCTCCTAGAGAGTCCTTAGCCCCACTTCGGTGGGGCTTTTTTTATGGACTGCCCATCCGTCGGTTGGCCGAGAGCGTGCGGAACATATCGAGCACGATCTTTTCGGTATCACGCTTATTCGCCATCTTGGCGTAGAGCGCGACAGCCGCACAGTATCGCTCATGCGCTTCCTTCGTGGCGTGGTGGGTCGCGGCAATCGCTTGCCGCTCCGCCACCGTACCCTCAGCGTGTGTAAAGACGGCCTCACGGGTTGCCTTCCAGCCATACTCGGCACGCTCCATTTCAGCCTTGGCAAGCGCACACGGCTCGTCAGTATCGACGAGATACCGCAGCGCCTTCTCGGCTCTCTCTTCGCTAATCATACGCCGCACATTCCTTCACATTCGTTGTTGAACATATCCACCTGTCCGTGGTCAGCGGCGGTGGATAAATCCGCATCCTTCAGAGGCACGCAAGAACGGTGCATATATTGCGTTCCGGCCATTCTGTTCTGTGTCCGAATTACCTCGTCCATCTCCAAAGCGTCTGCCCAGGCTTCGGGATCGTCGCGGATTGACCGCCATTCGTGATCTGAATGGTATGGGCAGCCGATGCAACTGGACTTCGGCGGTAATGGATAGCCTTTACGCTCCATCCATTGCAGGCAATCCCACCGACTCATGCCCTTCTCAATAAGCGGCCAGCGGTGTTTTTTCCATCCCCATTGGCTTGGCTTCATTCGCATGGCTTCGTCGGTGCTGATGCCGATCCACGTTTCGCACAGCACGCTTTTGGCACGCTGCCGTGGCACGAGACCAAGCAACTCGCGTTCCTTTTTTACAAGCGGTTCAATCTTGTACTCCTTCGTGCATTGCCGCCGACCCATCGCACGGTCGCCGTTCGGCATAACCATGTGCCAAGGCACAGCGGCAAATCGTTGTCCAGTTGAGTTCTTTCGCGCTATCAAATCCTCGCGTAAGTTACTTCGCTGAACTCGATGCACCGGGAAAGGCAATTGCTTCTCTAGCCAATCCAACCAGACGTAAACCTTCTTGGGTTCCCATCCGGTGTCAGCAAAGATAGCCGCATCCACAGGCTCTAGTTCGCCGTGGGCAATCATCAACGCAAGCGTCGATGACTGCACCCCAGCGCCTAATGACAGGAACCGTTTCATCAGAACCCCAGCGGATCGTTCAGGTCAGCGTTCGCCCAGTTGTCCTCGGTCAATCCACCAGCCTGTGCTGGCTTCGGCGGAGCCTTTTGACCTTCCTTCAACTGGACGCTAATGGACAAAAAGTTATTGCCAGACTTTGAGGCTTTCTTCCATGCCGATAATTTGTACTCGACGCCGCCCACGTTAAGGTCGCCGGTAAAGTCAGGACGCTTTTCATTGCCCTTCTTGTCGTTCGGGAACAGCACGCCACGGTTCGTATTGTCGTAATTCACAGGGTCATCTCCTTCAGTTTGGAAACCTTAACATCTAACTCGGCCAAAAACTCTTGCACCTCTTTCTCAAGAATCGTGATGCAGTCTGTATCCCTTGGGATACGCACCACGAGCAGTTGTAACTCCTCGGGCATCCTCGGATCGTATGAAACCCAATCGCACCACTCCTTATCCGCGCAAGCCATCTGCCATTGCATCTGATAAAAATATTTCTGCGGCGGATCACGGTCAAAGAGATACTCGATGTGCGTAGCCGTAGACGGACACTTGATCTCGACGCAGCCGTTCACGCCGACCAATCCATCGGGGCTGGCTCCTGCCATCTGAATAAAAGGATGGTTGATAAAGCCCACCTCGGTGACAAGTTCGCCAACCTTGGCACTGTACGCATCACGCGCTGCGGCTTCCTGCTCGACGCCCCACTCCATCGCGGCGCTGCTAAACCCTTCGGTCGGCTTGCCGGTTAAGCGTTCGCATACCAACTGCGCCATGTAGTTTGCGCGGGTAGCGGCATAGCCACTCTTCGTGCGTGCGACTACATCGGCTACCTTCGAGGCAGTCACCTTGCCCAGACGGGCGGCGTGCCACTCTGTTGTCCTTTGTTCCATCACTCTTCTCCTGTCTCCATGAGACGTTTAAGTTCTCGACACTCGCGCTCCAGGCGCTCCATCTTTTCTGTAACTACAACAAGTCGGCTGGTTGCTTCGTCTCGTTGCTCCAACACGCGCCTCAACTTTTCGGCCAACGCTTGCGATAATTCTGACGAGTCAGGGATCGCCATTGTATGACCGATGATTTCGTAATCCGACATCAGCGCGTAGTAGGGAGTCACGGGTATTTCTCTAGCCGCAAGTGTTGAGGGGAAATGACTCGCGTGGTTTCTGAATAGTCAGACGGCGTTGCTTTCTCCCATGCCAAGTCATGCGGCAACCAACCCAGAATCTCCACGGCGCGTATCTCTGGCATGACGGGTTTAGCAACAAATAACACCAAGCCCTTGCCGACTTGATGCTGGCGCACGGCAGCCGTGTTGCCCGTTCGCACGCGGCGAACCTCAATGTTTCTGCCAACGTCCGGCCAGTCTTTGTAACGCTGGTGATCACGTGCATCCCATACGTGAGCGTGCCAATAACGGTTGGTGTACTTGGCAACGGCTAACTCTGCTGCACACGCAGCCACCTGCGCCGTGCGGTCGTCTTCCATACGCTTCGGGTCGTAATGAATAGCGTCTTGGCTATCCCATCGCGCTGAACATCGTCGAGCGCCGACAAGGTTCACTAGGTCGTATTCCCACCGCTCTAGTTCAATGATGGGATAACTCATAACTCTGGCACCTCATACCACTTCAGAATAATCTTGGCGGCATCGCGGTGGTCTCGCATCACGCGCAAGTCCTTAGCCTTGTTCTTCTCAAAGAAGCCAGTTGGGCATAGTCCAGCCTCACGCTCTTCAATCATCTGTTCCATCATTTCAATAGTGTTGCCCAAAGACCAAGCCACGATATATGTCTCAACGTCACTCAGTATTTGCTTCACAAGTTGCTGCTCTTTCAATTTGAGGCCAACTTGCTTTTCTTCTCGCTGAACAGGCTTAGATGCACCTTTCGCTCGTTTGCGTTTAGACTTTTCCATATTCCGTTTAACTCCTCGATGGTGGCTGCTAGTTGTACTGCTGATTCAACAATAGGATCGGTAGTGGCTGCGGCGACTTCATGCGTCTGCGAGTCAGCGTCGTTGTCGCCCTCGGTCGGGATGCAGAACGCTTGGAAGGCGGCGTACTTGTAAGCCGCAGACATGGCCTTGTTACTGGCCTTGTCGCCTGAGTCCATCGCCTCGCCTACGGTAATGACCGTATGCTTGCTGCCGTCTTCGGCGGCTACAAAATCAAACTCCACAGTCAGCGTGACGTAGAACAGCGCCGTGCCTTGGCGGTTCTGGCGCTCGATAACCTGTCGGTCGGTGACGCGAGGCAGGATGCACAGGCCGTGCTTTGACAGCAGCGGCGAGAGCGCACCGTACACAGCGTCGATGCCACGGAACGCGTAGCCCTGCGACTGGTTCTTGCTGTCCTTGCTGATGCCGATCTTGGATAGTTCGGCTGTGACAGCGGCAATCTTCTCGTAGACCTTCATTGCGGGTTCCTCAGTTTGGCGGATGCAGCATCAATAGCAGCGATGCACTCGGCAAACGCTTGATGCAGTTTGAAAGCGCCTTCGGCTTCGATGCGGTTGAGTTCGTTTAAGCCTTCAATGACGTTGAAGGCGGCGTGTTCGGCGCGGCAGTGCAACTCCATGAGTCGGTCGCGTTCCTGCTCGGCCAAGATGCGGTAATCATCTTCCATGTCTTTCTCCATCGGGGCCAATCCCCGAAGTGCAGTATACTCCCGTTGACGATCCTGTCAACACCTGTTACTCTGCAATCTATGACACCGAAAAAACTACTGAAGATTTATGGCTCCCAGAGCGAGATTGCTCGGGCGTTGGGCGTGACCAGGCAGGCTGTGCTGCGCTGGTTTAAAGAGGACAAGATTCCTGCTTTGCGCCTTTACCAAATCCAATGCGTGCTGAAAGTCGATGAACAATCCCGTAACTAACAGCAGCGACATCTCGTGGTCGTCCCAAGCCAACATGCGGTATTGGGAGAGCGTCAAGGACACCCCGTTCGGCAAACTGCGATTGGCTGACGCGTACCTCGCTCGGATCGGCGTAGGCGATTGGCAGCAGCGTGCCGAGCGCACATCGTGGCTTAAGAACTACGTAGGCGACATCCTGCGCTCGCTAGACGATGCTACTGAGGCATACGGCGACCCGCATATCCGAGGCATGGTGCGGGAGTTGTGGGGTGAGCCAGGTGTGACCAAGTTGAAGGCTAGGTGCAAACCGCACGAATTACCGACGAGTAGGGGATAAAGTCATGGTATGGGGCAGAATCGGTGAAGAAAATCCAAACGCTACGATGACGGTTGAGATTGTGAAAAAAATCAGAAAGGCTCAAGCACTTCGTAACAAATTAACTGACAAATCATTAGCCCGTAAATACGGGATCAGCCCGAAAGCCGTTAAAGACGTGATGGCTCGAAAGCGATGGAAGCACGTTCCATGATTCATTATCACGGAACACCCATGACCCCAATTGGCGACATGATTAAGTCGTTTGCGGCGCGACATGCAATGGTTAGTTATGAGCACCCGCAGCAAATTGAAATTGCAGCAGAGATTTGCCAGTCCGTTGTTCTAGACAACGGGGCGTTCAGCGCGTGGCGTCAAAACAAGACGTATGATTTTTCCGGGTATGCACATTGGGCCGAAAAGTGGATTCGACATCCCGCAGTTGATTGGTGTGTCATACCGGACAAGATTGATGGCACTGAAAGCGACAATGACGCTTTGCTGCGAGATTGGGGATTACCGAAACATTCATCTGTTCCGGTATGGCACATGCACGAGTCGCTGGATCGACTTGAACGCCTTTTAGAATACCCTCGACTTGCTTTGGGTTCCTCTGGGGCTTACGCCAGCGTTGGGAACGATTTGTGGTGGAAACGTATTGCAGATGCAATGCGGGTGATTTGCGACGAACAAGGGCATCCGAGGGTTAAATTGCACGGCTTGCGAATGTTAGACCCCGGTGTTTTTAGCAAGTTACCATTAGCCAGTGCAGATAGTTGTTACGTCTCGCGCAATGTCGGCATGGATACGGCATGGAAAGGGCCGTATGCGATGACATCGCGCTATGTTCGAGCCGTATGTTTAATGGAGCGAATTGAACGTCACGCAAGTGCGGCTTACTGGTCGGAATCCGCAATAGCCGCCTATCAGAATTTCGAGTTATTTGGTTAAAAATGCGATACGCCAAACGTCGAGACAACAACCACACCGAGATAGTGGATGCCCTCCGCAAGGCTAACTTCGAGGTTATCGACTTCGCTTCGGCAGGGCACGACATCCCAGACCTGTTGGCCGTCAAGCCAATGCACGACGGCATGGCGTGGATCTGCTGGATAGAGGTCAAGGCCAAGGGCGGGCGGCTGTCAGACGGCCAGAAACGGTTTCAGGGGCTATTCCAGCCAAGGGGCGAGTGGTACGAAGCCCGTGACCCCGACGACACCGTATGCGCCCTACAGGCGCTTTACTTGCAGCGCCTTAAATAATTCATTTACAATACGGCCATGAAGAACTGGCGCGTATTGAACCAAAACCTGAATCTGTTTAACGAGGCCGAGGTCAAGGCGCTCTTGGACGAGGAGATTGCCGGTCAGCGGCGTGCCACGTTCCTCAAGCGCCTGCACCAGCGGTACTGCACCTTGCGTGCAAACCGCGAACGGGCTGAGATATTCAGCGCCGTCGCAGGAATGTCAGGTAGTCAGCCCCTTCCTCCGGCTCCCACCACACCTTCACCAAGTCTGGATGGTCAGGCGGTAGCGCAGGGTTAATCGTCGTCAGGGCGCAGGGCGACAGGCAGTTGTCCCTGAATCCGCGCTCCTTAGCGTAACGGTCGTAAATCTTGTATGACGCAACCTTCATCGCGTGCATCGTAATGCCGCTAATCGCGTCCTTCAGAACGCTATAAGCGGACTCGTGCTTGTGACCGGCCACGTATAGGTGGTCACGGGTTCCCATCAGCGCTGCCTTCATCGGGCCGTGCGCCGGATTCCAGATACTAGAGCCGCTGTGGTCGTGCCGTGCGTTGACCCGCACCTCTAGGCCGGTCGGGAACTGAAGCGCTATACGGGCTTCTGAGGACTTATAAAGGGCTGACTGCTGCTTGGCTATCCAGCGCAGCGGATCGCCCGAGCCTGACCACAGGTCGTGGTTGCCGCCAATCATGTAGAGCCAGTCGCAGCGGTTAATAAACCACTCGGCTATCTTCCAAGCCTGCGCCGCTGAAGTCGTCTGGTCGGCGTAAAGGCGGGCGAGACGGCCACACCAGTTGTTCGTGGTGTCGCCTACGTTGGCCGCAAATAGTCCTTCGGTGCGATTCACCAGATCGGTGTGACGCTCGATGGCTTCAATGTCGCAGCCGTCGTCGTCTACGTGCGGGTCGCCAAAGTGCAGGATGCCGATAGCCCCTGCCATCTTGACCCTAATCGGAATGAGTTTGCTGGCTTCTTCGTGTTCGCGCTTGTGCTGGAATTTGCGCTTGCGCTGGGCAATCAGTTCCTCGATGGGAACGTCGTCGTCTGGGAGTGGGGTGAACTCATAGTCACCCTTGTCTACAATCTGCTGCCCCGGCTGATACGTGGAGTCGGGAATGGTATAGCCCTTCTCCTTCATCTTCTTTAGCCGCATCAGCAGGCTGCGCTCGTTCAATCCAAACTTGATAGCGACCTTTGCTCGTATCCCGTTGGCTTCCTGTAACGCCGCTAGTATCTGATCGTCGGTGGCCTTTGCTCGCATTGCTTACCCCATAGTAGTGAGCATCTGTTGCAGCAAGTGTCCGATCCGATCTACAAATTGCTCATCGCGGCTAAGGTCATCGTGACCAGCGATGTCGAGCATTGCGTGGATCGCCTCATGCGCCCACACCTGCTGCCGATTTGTGCCTTTACAAGAACTTACAATATGTATCTCGTATTTGTCTGGAAGCCACATTCCAACACAATTTTTGCCGTGACGCCACTTAGAGGGCGAAATTACTTTGACTTTGATTGTGTGACCGGCTAGTTGGAAGCGTTCAGGTATGCCGTCAGTTCTCATATACGCCTCCTAATACGACCAAACGCTAGGTCTTAGACCGCCCTCCAAAGTA